AACGACATAATCGACACTAGTGAGAATTTGATTCTCCCAATGCTCGTAACTTATTCGACGAGAATTGAGAAAGTTAAATTAGAAAGCAACGTTGCTTATTATTACACTTCAACAATTCACGAATTTTCTGAAGGTCAATCCGTCGTAGTTACTGGCTGCGGTTCACCGTTTAATGCCACAGTCACAGTAACTGACGACCTTATCGAGCCTTATGTTTTCACAGCTGCTATCACAAATGCAGACATAATTGAGAAAAACGTAATCCCAGCCGGGACAGCAACTTTGTCCGGCGCTTCAACTTATGTAGGCAATCCAAACGTTGAAAACGCAGTAATCGTCACTTCAGTAGAAGTTTTTCAATCGAGAACTGCCGCTGGTGGGCAGATTGAGGGAGTGGATTTTACGGTGACACCTTTCCGCCTAGGCCGCTCCCTCTTTAATCGCGTATCTGGAATTCTCGGGCCTTATCTTGACGTAGAAACGATGATTGGATAATGCCAGCCTCAACTATTCAAGATGATGTTCGCGGCGCTATAAAAACCGCTCTAGCATCCGTCAGTGCTAACGTCTACGATCACGTTCCTGAAGCGCCTCAAGTTCCAGCCGTCGTAATCGTTCCCGATTCGCCATATATGGAATTAGAACTTATTTCTAAAGCTACTACTCGCCTGAAATTGAATTATACCGTCTCAGCGGCAGTTGCTTATTTATCAAATCCAGCCTCATTAGATAATCTCGAAAAGCTGGTTATTAGTATTCTTGGCGCTCTTTCGAGTTCCAAGTATGAGTTATCGACAGTCGAAAGACCTACGGTTACTCAAGTCGGAGCAGTAAATTTACTAGTATCCGATATCCGCTTGAGCGTCCGCTACGAGCAAACCGTTTAAGGAGAACAAATGGCAACGACAGTAATAACGGGTCGCGATGTCACTTTCACGTTGGACTCAGCGTCCTACGATGCTCAGGCGACATCAGCAACCTTATCTTGCGAAACAATTATTGAGACCTATCAAACTCTTGATGGTCGCGCTTACAAGTCCGTAGACAAGCAATGGACTTTCACAATCGAACTTCTTCAGGATTGGGGCGCAGCTTCATCCTTGTTTGAGGCAATGTGGACAGATGCAGAAACAGCAGCTAACACAACACTCGCCGTATCATTCACAGCCGTAACAGGCGCAGTCTTCACTTTCAACGTATTGCCAATTTTCCCAAGCGCTGGCGGAGCAGCTCCCGGAGCGCTCACCGACACTTGGACGATGACAGTCGTTGGAACGCCTTCAGAATCGTTCGCTTAATAGATCGGAGCATCGGGAGCAATGAAATTAAACCTCACAATTAAATACACAAACGGCGAACAGGAAACCTACACAGCTGGGCTTCCTGAGTGGGCTAAATGGGAACGCAAAACCGGGAAGTCTATTTACAAGATGACCGATATTCGCGAATACCAACAGACCGACTTCCTATTCTTGGCTCACGCCGCTTACGTCAGAGCCGCAGCTGGCAAGCCAACTAAAGCCTACGACGTTTGGGAACTTACGGTCGATGAACTCATAATCGGAGACCTTGAAGACCCAAAAGATTCCAAACCGGAAGCCTAAACCGACTCATTCTTGAGTTGGCAATCGCAACCGGAATCCCAATGAACTATTGGGAAGATATTGACGATGTAATGACTGCAATGGATATTTTGAAGGAGCGAAATGGCGGAGGTAGGGCTTAGTCAATACAGCCAACGCGAACTTCGCCAACTCGCCAAAGCGTTTAATTTGATGGGAGATGAGGCCGTCGATGAAGCTAAACAAGTTGCAGGAGAGATGGCTGACTTTGCTCTCAAGGAAATCCAACAAGCTGGCCGGACGCGTCAAAAGGCAGCAGGAGCAGTTAGAGCAACGGTTGATGGAGCTAAAGTCTCAAAAGCCTCAAAGACGGGTCGAATCGATATTGGATTTGCGCGTCAGCGTTTATCTGGTGGCGGTAATACACAGCAACTTTGGGCAGGCTTGGAGTTTGGATCTAATCGCTTCAAGCAATTCCCAACCTATTCCGGTCGATACGGCCGAGGGTCTCGAGGTTGGTTTATTTATCCAACCCTTCGCAAGATTCAGCCTGAATTGACTCGCAAGTGGGAAGAAGCAACCGACAAAATTGTGAAGCGATGGGCTAACTAATGGCTAGAGATTACAGAACGCTAAAGCTGGAGATTCTTGCAGAGACGAAGCAATTCGTCGATGATATGAAAAAGTCCGAAACTCAGGTCGAGGGTTTTGGTGGCAAAATGGAAAAGTTTGGCAAGGTGGCAGCAGCCGCTTTTGCCGCAGCAGCCGCAGCTGCCGTTGCTTATGCTGGCAAGTTAGCCGTTGATGGTGTTAAAGCTGCCATTGCTGATGAAGCTGCACAGAATCGCTTAGCTAATGCTTTAAGAAATGTTACTGGCGCTACTGATGCTCAAATCGCTTCCGTTGAGAAGCAAATCGAACAAATGTCACTTTCATTCGGTATTGCCGATGAGCAACTTCGACCAGCTTTCCAGCGTTTAGCAACTGCAACTGGCGATTTAAGTAAAGCAAACGATTCACTAGGTCTAGCTCTTGATATAAGCGCATCCACCGGGAAATCAGTTGAACAAGTAGCCAACGCGCTATCTAAGGCGTATGAAGGCAACACCGGAGCTCTCAGTCGACTAGGTGTTGGATTATCAGCTGCCGAAATCAAATCTCTTGGTTTAGATGGCACAATGAAGCAACTAGCTCAGACTTTTGGTGGTGCGGCAACTGAGCAAGCTAATACTCTTGAAGGTCAGATACAAAGACTTCGAGTCGGATTTGACGAAGCAAAAGAATCGTTAGGAGCGGCTTTATTGCCAGCAGTCAAAGCCTTCTTTGACTACATAATGAATCGATTTATTCCAATGCTTATAGAAGCTAAAGACCGAGCATTAGAGCCCATTAAAAAGGCTTTTGAGGATAACAAGGAAGCAATTCAATCATTGTGGCAATTTACAAAAGATTATCTTGTCCCATTATTTGAGTTTACTTTGGTTAAAGCAATTGAACTAATTGGTCTAAGGATTGCTTCTTTAATTACAATTATCGGTAAAGTTATTGACGCAATAAAAGGAATGATTCGAGAAGCGATTGACGGTATAAATAGTCTAATATCGTTGCTTAATAGAATTCCTGGTGTTAATTTAGGCTCTCTACAAACGCCATCTTTTGCAACTTCGTCCGGTGGCGTTGGCTTACAACGAGTAACCGCTGGCGGATCAACAGCTTCAAGTCTTGGCGGCTTAGTAGGCGCTCTTGGTGGACTTGGCTCATCAGTTGCCGGATTATCAGGTTCGGTTGCTGGCTCTAAAGGCGGCGGAACTCCGGGTCAATTAAAAGCCTTGTCAAATATCGAAAGAGACTTTGCAATGCTTCAAGGATTAGTTGCTCAACTAACTGGCGAATCTCCTTCAACAATGAATCAAACATCAGCCGAAGATTTGCGCTTTGGTAGAGCAATCAACATCAGCGTCAACGCTCCTTCCGTCATAGATGAGACCGGATTTGCCCGGGCAGTAGTTGACGCTCTCAACAGCGTTGAAAGACGACAAGCTGGCGGATACAGCGCTCTATTCAAATAATCTATGACTCTTTGGAATCCTGAATACCGCGTAAAGGTCAACGGCTCAACCGTCACATCTGCGACCTTAGCCGGGATGACAATCACTAGCGGCCGAACCAATATTTACGAACAGCCTCAAGCTGGCTATTGCAATCTCAGCCTTTTAGAGACTAACGAATCTAACGTTAATTTTGAGATTAACGATTCGGTAAGCGTCGAAGTAAAAAAGACCAACGGAACTTATGTCTACTTATTCGGCGGCTTTATTACCGACCTCAGCGTCGAAGTATCCAACTCCGGATCAACAGCCCTAAGCCAGCGAATCAACATAGTAGCCGTTGGAGCTCTTGCGCGATTAGCTCGAGCCATATTTGACGGGAACATTTCAAGCGATTACGACGGCGACCAGATTTACGCAGTTTTATCCGGCGTTCTCTTTGACACTTGGAACGAAGTATCGGCTTCGTTGACTTGGAATACTTATGACCCAACAGTAACTTGGGCTAATGCTCAAAATAGCGGATTGGGTCAAATCGACCAACCGGGCGATTATGAACTTGACTCGCAAAATAACGTTCTAAATAACGTCTATGCGGTGGTAAGCGGATTAGCAACTTCAGGGCTTGGTTATTTATACGAAGACGCACAAGGCCGGATTGGTTATGCCGATTCAACTCGCCGAGGCGAATACCTAGCCGCCAACGGATATGTTGACCTAGACGGCAATCAC